TACGGCTTTTCATATGGCCTACCTGTATAGTAAGATAACCACACATTACAAAGCCTTCTATAACCAAGTCGCCTACACGAACATGATCTCTAAAGTTAACATTGTTAGCGTCCCAATTTTCGATAATGTGTTTACCAATAGCCATTGAAGCTTGGGTAATAGGCGTTTCACCTTCTGTTTTGCTACGCTTAAAACAGCGTTGCATTGTTTTTCTAGCGTAAGTAATCATGTCTTCAATTAAGAAGTCAAGCATATCAACACCATCAGTGTCAATCATACGCATAAGCTGTAAATTACGTCTAGGTTTGACTCCTAAGTCATCCCCTCTAATTTTATTCAGAAGATAGTCCTTCACGTCTTCCATCAGTTTCTCTTTTCCAAACATCTATGCCCCAAGTTGGAGCGGGTGGGTTGTAAAGTGTTCGAGTGTCACATGTTAACGGATCATAGTTTGGCTTAATTCCGACTAAAAGCTCATACTCTGCGACAGGAAACACTTCTTTAAGATGATCCATTTCATCTCGATTACATTGAACCCAAGCAATGTAGTTAGGTTCTTCTTCTATTTGTTTGTAATAGATTTGCATAGGCGTATCATGCCTTTCTCTTTAAGTATTGTAAATGACTCCATATATCGTTCGTCTGCTTTATCAACAACAACCTCTCGGATGCCAGACTGCAAGATAAGCTTAGTACACTCCATACAAGGCGCGAGCGTAGAGTAGAGTGTGGCATCCAATCCGTTGCCGCCATCACGAGATAGCTTGCAGATAGCATTAGCTTCAGCATGAATGACGTAAGGTAATGTAACCCCAGTAGTAGGATGCTTGCAGTTATTAGGAAACCCCGTAGGAGTACCGTTCCAACCCATTGAAATAATATTTCCATTTTTAACAATAACTGCTCCTACTTTAGTGTCACTATCATAAGACATTTCACTAACTCGTTTAGCAATGTCCATATATAAATCGTCGTATCTAGCTTGTTTTGCCGTCATTAGAGTTCTCCACGGCAGCAATAGCCTCAGACATTGGCCTGATTTTACCACCACCTTTTGAGTCAAGGTTTTGTATCTTAATCGCCTTTCTGCGAATAGATTTCTTGTAATTCATTTTGAAGCCCCTCAATTTTATTTTGGCGCATAATCGCTTTACTACGATATTGATTACGCTCATTAGTAATGTGTTTAATAGTTGCTTTAGCAAGAGCTAACTCCTGCTGAAGCAAACCTATTTGATGATACAATGCAGCCTCGCTCATGATAATACCTCAAAGTCAATTTCATTTGCGTCATGATAGCTTAACCGTGTAGTATCGTGGTTGTATTTAGCGCTTTCAGCCGGACCTGTCTTGCCTGTAAAACGACTCTTTAATACAACGAAGTTAATAGTATTACGTATCTGTTCGTCTTCATTAGCCATATCTCTTGCAAAACCAATAATGTCAAAAGAAATCTGCTTAATTGAACCTGAACCTTTGATATCATCCATAGAAGGAAGTTTACCTTGCTCAAAGGTTGCGCCTCCACCTTGTACCTTACGAAGATGACTAATAACGCCTAACCAAATATTATGCTTCTTAGTAAGCTTAAGCAAGTCAGACATTACCTTATCAATAGCTTCATTGCCAGTATAACCTTCAGCACCCTCAGAGACTGCAATAGTAATATGGTCAAGAATAAGATATTTACAACCCATAAGAGCCATGTATTCAATTTTATCAATAAGAGACTCATCACCAACTGAGCCTTGATGATCAAGCAATACTAACTTTTCTGAACCGAATACAGCACGACTAGCTTCTTCCTGTTCTTCAATTGATACATCATGTTCTTGAAGATTGCGTTCAAGTTTCATTTGAATAAACTTTTCAGCAGTATCACCAATGCTTTCTTCAAGTGATATCATACCAACTTTATCATCTGTTTTATCAAGAAGATCTAATACAATCTCTTTAATAACAGTAGACTTACCACTACCAGTACCGCTAGTAAACAATGTAATTTCACCGAAGCGCATACCTTTGGTTTTATTGTCAATACCACGAAGACAATCAGGATAAGCCACAGACTCAGTAGAACGTCTAGCAAGATACTGCTCCCATACAGGCTCATGGCCTACTACAATGCCAGCTGGACTGTAAGGTTGTGCATCCCAAATAGCTTGCATTACTCCATGCATACCTGTGGCTACATACAATTCACAAGGATCTTTAGCTGCACTAGTAGCAATCTTAATCTTATCAATTCCGATAATATTAGCTGCTTCTTTAATTGCCTTTTGTCCTGCAGCATCTTTATCAAAGAATAAAACTACTTCTTGAAAAGATCTGATCCATGTCCGAGCGTGAAGAAGGCTTTTAAGATTAGAAGCACTTGCAATTGATATACAGGGATAGATTTTATTATATTTATCAAGTGAAGCTTGCGCGATTGCCATCGCATCGAATTCGCCCTCCGTGATGACAAGTCGTTTTCCACCTGCATGAAAAGCGTGAACGCCGAAAGGCCAAACATCTTTAAAGTCTCCTACTGTTTTAAATTGTTTAGGTAGCGTACGTGTTTTATAGGCTACAGGATGGTGTGTATCTGCGTGATAAGGATAATTATAAGCAGTAATATTACGTTCACTGTCATAGTTAACACGTACACCATAATGTTCTGCTACTTTACGAGTGATACGCCGATCTTCTACGCCACGACAATCACCCAGATTAGCCTCAAACAATTCAAGGCTGGTATTGTTAGTATCTAGAGGCATGTCCTCTTCCTTTCCTACATCTTTTTCATAATGGTTACATACAAAACAATAACCATGTCCATCATCATATAAAGTAAAGCCATCGCTGCTAGGACAAGCAGGACATTTAGTTTTACCTATTTCTTTACTCTCCGTATATTCTGCTTTCTTTGGCATATCGAGCTTCCTTCCTACGGTTTCTAGCTCTATCTGATTTAACTACTCGCTCTGCTTTCTGGTTTTTCTCAGCCAACATATCAAGTAATAGCTCATCCCATTCATCTGCCTCTGGCTCTGCCTTTTTATTAGGTATTACCTGTTGCTGTGGAATAGAATTATAATATGGATTACGCCGTTTCATTGTACTCCTCAATAAACGTTTTAGTGAGCATCCATTTCTCACTACCTAATGTTTTGTTAAAGAAAAGCTTTTCACCTTGTTTATCGAGCGCAGTAAGAACATTAAGTTCTATTTGACACTTGACTTCCAAGTAATTTAAAGCTGATTTGTCTGGTGCTTCACAAAGAATTTCGTATTCAAAGTGTTCAGGATTGTCTGAAACCTTTTGAGCAGTTTCTACACCAGAAGATGAATAAGTTTTCCAATTAGACTGCCTTACACGTTTACCTTTGCTATAGTTCCAGTATGACTTTTTACCTACATAACCTTTGCCTGTAGATTTCTCACGAATAAGATAGACAAAGCCCTCCTTCTCATAAGGGTGTAATTCAAAATCACAAGACCATTGACCTTTAGCTAATGCGTCTGCGCCAGTGGCTTTCCAAGCTTTCTGATCAAAGGCTACACACACAGTGCTACTACGAGGGTTAACCCAAACAGTCAAGTCACCCTCCCAGCCTTTCTTTAGTCCCAATTTGGACCTAAGATTAGACTTACACCTAATCTCACCATGCTCTTCAGTATAGATACCAACCCAACCGCCGCTATCTACTTTAGATACGTCTGTTATGATAACGTCTTCATAACGTTGATGATCTTCTGTATTGTTAGTCATATTACACCTCAAAGAAATCGTCTTTGTTGCGAAGAATATGAATACCATTCGCAGTCTCTAACAATTTCTCTTTCCAATTAACTACACCATACTTAGCTCTGTAAGCTGCAATAACACGCTTCTTACGCCTTCCTATAGGTACACCTGCAAGCATCTTTTCTGCTTTCTTTGGACCAATTTTAGGTAGTCCGGGCAAGTTATCAGTGGGATCACCTTTAAGCATTTGTAACCAGTAAAGAAGGTCTGCGCTATCAACATCGATTTCGTAGAATTCTTCTTTCTTAGGATTAAAGTGTTTTCCTGGGATACAATCAAGATCTTTATCGATATGTACTACAGTAAACTCTTGGTTAAGCGAAGCACATTCAGTAGCTTTAATGCGCACCATGTCATCTGCTTCCATGCCATGTGAAGGGATTGCCATTTCTTTTTCAACAATCATTTCCATTAACGGCCTGAAATATTTAGCTTTTTCAGGAGGATCTTTACGATTTGCTTTATACTGAGGACAAAGCTTATAACGAAAGTTATCTTTACCTCCGCAATAAATTACTGTTTCATCAGCCCACACAGGCTCGATCCAGTATTTTCTCAGTATATTTTCGTAGTTAGTAAATGCAGCATCAAGATCAGGTTGATCCCAAGCTGACTGATAGATACAACTATCAACATCTATTATAGCTAACATAACGTTTCCTTTCTAATGAACGTCTGCGTAACAGCTACCAATGACACCATCGCCATCCATACACTGTACATTAAATTGTTTAGGCGCTTCTCTAAATGCTTCAATGCAGATTTCTTTTACTCGTTCTGCATCAGAGTCTTTAGCGACCCACGCCATCTCATCATGATAGAATATAACAGGATAAGCGTCTAGTTGTTCTTGCTTAATCTTGTCCATTGCATAACCAATAGCTGCTTTACAAGTGATAGCTTCTGCTGATTGCAATAAGTAATTAAGCGATTGGTGCGCAGAGCCTACATAAACTCTACGACCATCAAGTGCCGGGATAAAAGCATCACCATAACCATTCTTAGTTTGTTGAAAGATATGGTCTAATTTCCCTTTAACTTTTCCCAGTCCAGGGATAGCCGACTGATACTTTTGCTTGCTCGCATTACCAGCCTTGTCATCAGGTTTACCAGTAAGTATAAGCCCAAGCTTACGCCCACCGCCTCCAAATAGATAGGCGTATAGCCAGCGTTTGGCATCACCACGACTACTACCCAAGATACCAGCATTGTATGAATGAATATCGCCACTTGTTACCTCCTTAGTGAACTTATCATCACCGATATAATGGCACAAAGCTCTCATCTGATTACCAGCTGAGTCAGCACCGACTACTTTATACCCATCTTCACAGATAAATAGACTGCGCATTTCTTTGCCCCATGCAGCATCAACACTAGGTAAGTTAGTAATTACTTCGTGTCGGGATCTATAGGTAGGCGTACCGATAACCCACATTCTTCCATGTAACCGCTGTCCCTTAACCTCTTTAAGCCAGCCTTCGAGTATAGACCTTCTCGATCTGGTTGTGTAGTATCGATCAATATCTCGTCCGATATCTCCGAGTAATTCAAGAGACGTTGTTGTGAGTTTCGGGCTTGTTTTATGGAATTCATATCCGACTTTCTTAAAGTTCCAGTCATCTGGTTTCCACCCTATTGTGTATAGATATTCTTTAACTTCTTCCATATTACCTAGTGTAACTTGAGTTTTGTAGCTACGTTGGAACTCTTGTTTAGGATCCCACTCATCTACTTCAGGCTCATGTCCAAGATACTCAGTAAGAAGTCGGCGAGTTACAGCAGTAAAGTCACCTTTCTTTGTGTACTTAGCTGTCTTAGGTTGTTTATCTACCCAAATAGTCATTTCAGGTAGTTGTGGATGTATTCGAGATTCAATCTCTTCAATCTCTTTACACATAGTTTCGTGCAGCTTGTTAGCTGCGTCAACATCGAACAACCAACCATTAAGTCTTACTTTAGCTTCAAAGACTGCAGCATCATGCTCTGCCCTTAAACCTTTAGCAATCAATGGCTTAGTTCGAGATTGATCTTTGAACTCTTGCATTAAGATCTCATAAACCTTAGTGTTAAGCTCAACATCTC